TATTATACTTTCATTAGCTACATAGTGTGGCTATCACTAAGGAGAGATAAGATGTTCGGAGTAAAGAGACCAAATCCAGTAAATCCATTAATCACAGAATGTGGCCATGAAGAAAATGATGTGCTGCAAGATGCTCAAGACAATCTTTGCTTTGCAAGCCAGTGGGTAAAGAAAGTAGATGCAGAAGCCTTCAAGTCCTTGACAGTGTATCGCAAATGTTTTTCAAGATCAGTACCAGAATGCTCAGCTAAAGTAACGAACAAAATGCTTTTCGGTGAAGTAGTTTCCAAAGAAGAATATTTGGCTTCAATACCAGAGGAAATCTTAAAAAAATTCGATTTGGATGCGAAATAATCTTGACTTGGTTACCGGTAACCTTTATTATTATCTTACTAGCTGGATGGGCCAGCTAGATAACCAAAAAGGAAGTAAATCATGAAAGTAATAGATATATGGAAACTAGCACAAACCGATGAAATTCTAGCTAAAGCAACTCTTGAATCTGAATTCAATCAGAAGATAGCTTCAGGAGAGACTATAGTGGCTTCTACTGTAAGTGGTCATGAGCAGAGCGCTGATGATTGGATAGAAGACATCTGGTCTAATATCTCTGAAATGGGTGAAGAGCAAGCAGATGATGAGGGTGAATTAGATTTCCGCACTCTATGTTTACCAGGAGATAATAGCGAAACACATCCACAATAATAATAATCTTTCCCCCTTCGAAAGGAGGGGGAATATCAGGGGGCATCATGGACAAATCAGAGATAAGAAAAGCAAGAAAGAGATTAAATATAAAAGATTTTAGACAAAAACGACATACTGCCGGATTCCATAGATTAGAAGTCTATGTGCATGATGATTACAGGCAGATGGTCAAAGACTTTGTAACTGAGTTGAATAAGGAAATTCCGCATGAAATATGATCATATTTTACTCATCGCATGCTTTGTGTTTGCCACAGTATGTGTATTTTTTATTCCAAGAGGAAGCGCACTACCTTTTTCACCTAATGCCAGCTATGAAGTTTGCTTTACGCCGGGAGAAGATTGCACCGCGCAAATTGTCGACACACTAAATAACGCGCAAAAAAGTATTTTAGTTATGGCATATAGTTTTACCAGTTTACCGATATTAGAAGCGTTATTAGATGCCAAAAATAGAGGTGTAACGATTGAAGTTATTTTAGACAAATCTCAATTTGAAACAGAAAAATATTCCGTTTCAAGATTTTTGCATAATCAAGATATTCCTGTATGGATAGATGCTAAGCCAACTATTGCACATAACAAAGTTATGATCGTAGATCAAGGAACTGTTATAACGGGTTCATTTAATTTCACGCGTGCTGCAAGAGAAAAAAATGCTGAAAATGTGTTAATTATTCAAGACAAGCAATTAGCACAGAAATATTTTGACAATTGGCAAAAACGCAAGATATCTTCTATGATCTGGAAAGAATATCAATCATACAAAGAGAAGAAATAAATGAATCATGATTTCTATATAATTTTAACAACTATTTTTTATTTTATAATTTCATCTGCAGTGGTTGGATGCTTTTTTGGAAATAAAGATAGAGAAGATAAAATAGATAGAATTTTACTCATAATAATTATGATCATTGCACTCACAATTGTAAATTTATGGAATGACTAAAATTATTAACTTGGAAAGGATTATATACTATGAACCTATAATATTGAAGGAGATAAAAAATGACAGATGAATGTAAAAAGAACATGAAATTACAAACTAATCAACAAATTTATGATCAAATTTATATAAATATTTCTTTACTTCGACATAAAGCCGAAGAGATAAGAAGTGTATCTCAGGTATATGAAGATAATTCCAGACAAGAAAATATTCTCTTGAATTTCGAAATTAGTATTCTGAAAATTGCTAAAAATTTGGAAGAATATTCACTAGAATCATTAAGAGTTGGAAATCGCAGAGAACTTCAGACAACCCTGAGTTTATCAACAATAATAATATCTTCCCCTACTTTACAAAATAAAATTGGTTCGATAAAAAAAGAAGAAGAAATAATTGATAAAAGTATTGCTTTTGGTTACCGGTAATCGTATAATGTTCTTACTGACTGAATGATTCAGACAGGCAACTAAGGAAAGATAAAATGTCAGCTAAATATCATAATGGTTTTTCATTAAGAACAAATCAAGATGGAACTAAAATCGCTTATGCAAAAATATGGGCAGAAATTTTGACACAAGAAGAATTTGATACGCTACTTCATATCTCATCAGAAGACTATAAATATTATTATGACCGATATGCTGATGCTTTAGTTTTAGAAGGTATTGTAGAAATGAAAGTGAATGCTCCAATAAAACATTCATATTATTGCAATACAATCGCATAAATATATTGACACCGGTACCATATCAATGGTATTATATCTTTATCAACTAGGGCAAGGTTGATATTCTCCACGTTAGCGGAGGTGTTTCAAAATTAACGCTCGGTAGTAATGGAGCTTTAAGACCTTCCCCACGATTGTGGGGGTGCTGAGATCCCCGAGAAATCGGGGATTTTTATTTTTCCAAAATTGGCAATAATTTACTCAAAGAAAATAGATAGCAAATTCCACTTGAATTTCCAATAAGTTGTACAAAAACATCTTTATTTTCTATCAGATCTATTTCTGTATCAATCTCTTCTGAAGTATCGCAAAATAAAAATTTACTTGACAAACTATATCTTTTACCATCACAAGGAAGCATGCTGCACACTTCTACGCTATTCGCATGCTTTAATAGCTTATTTTCAATATCTTTGAACTTTATTTTCATTTTCCATACCTATAAATTAAATTTTTTTCTGTATTTCTGAACATTATTTTTCTCTCTGAAAGAAGAAAAGGGCAGTTTTTATGCAGGTGGTTATAACGCGATATTCTGCAGGCAATGTGAAATACAAATCTGCCACATCTTTACTAGGGGAATCACATAACTTAGACTGCCTAGCAGTCATATATCCGGCGCATGAATTTTTATTTATTTCCATATATATACACGCATGCTCATTTTCCCAGTTTAAGCTTACACTTTCATTTTCTTTCAATTCAGCTACAGGCATCAGAATATTTTTGCTAAAAGTTTCGAAGATATATATTAAGTGATAGTGAATCTCTTGGGGAATCACTTGCCCATATTCTTTTACTATTCCATCGATTATTAGCTCCCCATAAGTATGGGGTTGATATAACTGTATCATTTATCCTCCTCTATATAAAGTTGCATTATTTGCTCCATATACATCTGTATTTCTTGTATGTAATTTCTGCTTCATTCCTCATTTTTTCTCATCCACTCTAGCATATCTTCTATAGTCTCCAAAGAACCTGCTGCACAATCAAGAGTTCTAGATAATGGCGCATATTCTTCTTGCTTATGTTTTAAATATCCCATAATTTTTTCACACATTTCTTCATATCCAAATTCATAACCATCTGAAAATCCTATCTCATGTCCTTCTTGATATATTCCTTTCAGAAGATTTTCAATTACCATATACAAGTTATGCTCTTCTAATAATTCGAATGCTTTTTTCAATTTAATTTCTTGATCACTATTATTCTTTGACATTAGTTTCTATCCACTGAGATAATTCTCTCAAACATTCATGCATTCCTCGCAAGTTTCCATGTCTCCAACCATCACAAAAAGTTTTATTGTCACCTCGTGGGGGTTGTGTTTCATCTAATTTCCATATCATACGTTGGATATGATGCCATATATTCTTATGGCTACTCTCATATCCTTGTTGATATGTAGTCTCAATGTGTTTTCTTATGCAATTATCTAAATTATTTTCTTGTAATAATCGAAATGCATCTTTCATTTTAATCTCATGCTGCATTATTTCGAAGAAGACTTTGTCTAAATGTTCGCAATATGTTTGTTCATTCATCTTTCTCCGCTTCATTTTTGGCTTCCATCTCATCAAATATAATATTAATTTTTTCAACTAGCTTTTCTCTTACTTCTTCTTGAAAATTATTTATCCATTTCAACGCATAAGTAAATTCTCCGATAGTATCATTGCCATCTTTTACTGCATCTTCAAGAGAATCAACAATAGATTCGATATTATACAGGCAATAACCAAGCACTCTGGTCATTCCGAGAATGTTATCTTTATTATCATTAAGTTTTTCATCCATTATTTTTCTCCATTTTGTCATTGTTCACCATCTAAATTTCCATTAATAAAATAATTAATTTTATTTAGCGATTCCAATTGTCCTATTAAATATCCATATTTATATCCTGAAGAATATGAATCTGGATTATATGGTGTCAATTCTTTTGCATATAATTCTTCCCTCATATTATCAATGTAATTTTTTATTAACAGATGGGGAATTGTTATTTCTGAGGCGAGAGATGAATCATTATTCTTTGGCATTTCATCCTGTCCATATGCTATAAAAGTATGGATTGCTTTCATTAAAAGATCTGCCTCTTCACAATAATACTTGCTTATTTTATCATTTAATAATTCAAATGAAATTTGGGTTAATTTTTTAGTTATATCATTCATTATTTTATTTCCAATTTACCTTTTTCATATATTTCTATCCATCGCATCATGCATGTTAGCGCTTCTTCATAAGCAGCTACATTACAATTTAAACGATTTCTCTCAATCATCAATTCCATATGTGTAAACATATCTTTACAAGTTTTTTCCATTCCCATATTTAAACCTTCTTTATATCTATCATGTCCACTAATTTCATTCTGACGATATTCTATAAAAGTAGAGATCGCCTTTACTAACACCGCCACATTAGTCGCAAATATCACATCTAGATTTCCCTCCAATATTACCGGAGATAATTCATCCATTAAATCCATCAATTTTTTGTCTATATCATTCATCTTTTTTCTCCATTAACAATTTGAAGTAATTGATCCCCTAGTTTATCTTGATTGTCCCTTATACAATAAAGAGTATGAATTATTATATGTCTTGAATTTTCATCTTTTCCTTCGTCGCGTATAGAATCTGCCACGCAGTCAATATCACTTATAGCATAAGCTAGTGCGCGCAGAATGCCCTTTATTGCTATAATTTGTTCTTCATCCATTATTTTTCTCCTTTTAGCAATAAAACTTTTTCATTAAAAACTTGCAATCTTTTATAAATTTCTTTTAAGGAACCCTTAGAAATTCCAGAAATATTAAATTTTTCGCTATTTATCTGTGTTATAAGTTCTCCAACTGTATATATTTTATGCTGCACAAGAATATTTTCTATTCTTTGACATAAAATTAATTCTTGTATAGGAATTCTAAAATATTTCTCTTCTCTCATATGTTTTTCACGAGCAACATTTTTTTCTATAAAATATATTTTATGCGCCATTCTTTTCAAATAAAAATTGAATATAGCCAAATCTTGATCATATAAATATTTTTGGGTACTGTATTCTAAATAATCTCTATCAAAATAAGTTAAAATAATGCGAATTTTTTCCATATTTTCTAAAATATTTTTTTCATAATATGACATAATGATCTCATGTTTTAATAAATAATGAATGCCAATTTTTTTTATTCATTTCATTATAGCAATAATTTGTTTCTGATCTTCTATTTTTTCATATATCAATAAAATCTCTTTTTCCAAATCTTCAATCATTGTTTCAAATCGCTCCTTAAGGCGATAAGTCGTCGATCTCATTGCCAGTATCCTATCCCGATCTTCTGAATGGAGCGTACCAAGCGTAGTGCATTCAACTGTATCTAATACAGTTTGTCCTAAGGCAGCTATTGTATCTTTTAATAGAAATATCATTGAATCCATTTCATATTTTCTTAACATACCAATATCTCCTTTATGGCTTTATAAATAACTGATGAAAATTTTTTTTATTCACTTCCTTAATCGTGATCGGATAAAGTTCTTCTACTTGCTTTTTCTTCATCACATATATCTGCGTGTTATATCCTTTTACATCTACATATTCTACAAGACCATCACTATAGAACACTACAAAATCTATCACATATTTTATCCCGCCAGGTAAATGAAATGGCGTCTGCATGAGGAAGTGTGTTATATCACCATTCCCTTTTAATTGTTGGAGATAATCATAATATGAAGCTTCCATTTGAGAATGGAATTTTAGACTTCCGCGCAATGCGGGCACATTTTTGTATTTGCTTTTTGATGGGATTCTATATCGTACAATCATAATATTTTTATTCTATTTTCTTCATCAAGTTCAAATTCTTTATGACCTGACAAGTTATATCTCTTAATTCATGCTAAGGATATGTCACATATAGATGCTTGCACAAATCCATTTTCATCTACTATGCATACTTCAATCACTCCATCAGGTGCATCGATTAGTCTTACTAGAAGACGATCTTTTGATTCATTATAGACTGCTAATTTATTCATTCATTCTCTCGTTATAAACTTATCTCAATCAGTTAAAGACTATTCATAGTCATATTTAATTTTTATATATGAATGCGCATCGGTCGGTAATTTATTAAAAGAAGCCCATTGTTTCAAAAGAGTAATCCCATCTTTATCAATAACTAATAATTTTGTAAGAATAGTTCCAGTACTATTAGTAGTGCAAAGTTCTACTTTATCATCATCACAACTAAATATTAATGTTAACAACAATTGATCATGTTCAACTTCTTCATAGACTTTAATTTTCATAATTTGCTTTCGTCCTTATAATTTGTTTCACATAGTTAAAGCATAGAAAAATCATTCGTAGGTATTAATTTAGTTCTTAAATAATCATTTTCATCCAGTGATATTCCTTTAAAATCATCAGGCATTTTGTGAAATAATATTCCGGCTGCATCTATATATAATAAACTATTAATTATAATTCCTGCAGCATTTACTTGACATAACTTTACAGCACCCATACATTGAACTAACGTTAATAAAAATATTTCTTCTTTTGGTTCTTCGTAAATTTTAACATTCATAAATAATCCTCATTAAATTCGTTGAAAATAGTTGTTATTTTTCTATCAATTTTAGTAATTAGCTCCATATTACTTTGACATAAATCATATTCACTGTATTTCTTTTCATTATTCATGTAATAGGGATTATCAAAATATGCGAATTGCTCCACAAAAAGCATTGAAGATATTTTACGTAATAAATATTCATTATTATCCATAATAATTTCCTTATTGATTATTCATTTATTGACATTTTTATTAAGTATTGAATCTATAATCTCTGAAACATCACAAAATATATCTGCTAAGATCCGGTGATGATATGCCATTGGATTAAAAAAAGCCTCTGTTTCATAAGTGTATCTTTGATTATACTCGAAGCATTGATCCAACTTATATTTTAATTTATTTAGTTCTTCTTCATAAGAATTAATTTTATCTTTTAGATTTTTTACTGTAGCTATTAAATTTTCTTCTCTTTCATAAAGCTCATTCATCCTATATGATCTCCTAAAAAGTTTGATTGCATTTATTTTTACTCATCTCTATTTCCTACTCCAAAGGCTAGCCAAACAGGACTTACTTTCAATATCTTTGATATCAGATCTATTACGTGCAAGCTAGGAGATCGTTCTCCACTTGCATATATACGTAATGAATCTGCTGAATAATAAGATTTAGCTGTGTTATTTTGTAAACAGTATATTTTGAAATTTAAATCTTTATATGTCATATCACTCATGCGCATTTCCTTTGAGAAACGGTCAGAGAAATTTTCTTTTTTTAACATGTCACTATTTTTCAGATTCATCAAGTGTCTTTCCTAATATCTCAAAAGTTATTTTAGTCAGCTTATTAATAGTTGATATCTTCCCGATAGTCTCTAATAGATCAGATTTGATCAAATCCAATGTCAAGTCTTCTATCCAATCCACGAACTTTATTGTTTCTCCAACTCCAGGAATGTCTGTTCTATAGCATATAGTTGTTTGAATGGCATATGTCATTTCATCTCCTCATTATTTTCTAAAGCACATGGAATTATTTCAACAAGTATTAGATATAATACTTGATTATTAAATCATTTTTCACCTTTATTGTTAATATTGCTCAATTAAAATTTTCTTTATCATGCAAGATCTAGGGATAGCTTTGTAAAAGAAATGATTTATATAGGCAATTATATCTATTTCATTCAAAAATGAATAATTTTCCGAATATCCATCCATATATTCAACAATAAGAAAAAATTTCATTTCAATCAAGATTCCAGAACAAATTTATCAATGCAATTTCTCCTTGTTATCAAGATACTTACCTATCTCTTTTTCTATTTTTATACGTAGGTCATTAGTATGAACTAAACATGCGCCTGATCCTTGCTCAACAGCTTTTCCTATCCCCCAATTGATCATTACCTCAGTAATAATAGCAAGCTTCAAAATTGATAGAGAAGGTTCTTCATCAAACTTATTTACATATATTTCTGTAAAATCTTTCACTATATCATCAGGAACTCGGCCATTAATAATGTCAACAATAAGATCAATAGCAAATAATAATCGTTCTTCAAGAGTATATTTTTGCACATGACACTCTTCACATAAGTGACTCATATAATATCCTTGTAAATAATTACTTAATTATACATGAATTATCCAGTATGGATACATACATCTTGTAGGTAAATGCCCTGTCTGCACTATACAGTTAGCATTAACAAAAAAAATCATTCTACTAGCAAGATGATCATTTATTAAAAAACGGATCAAAAATATTAGATCCTAAATAATAGACAAATGACTACAAATATATTGTCAAGATGATGAAAATATATAAACTCTGCAAATATGCGATTTAAGGCATATACAGCATCGTTTCATTATCAACCCTAGGTTGTGTGCCATTTTATCTTAAAAACGTTAATCATGGCTGTTCATTCTCATTTTAACACTATCTTCTCCATCAATTTTAAATCACATGTAAAAATTTACTTAATAAAAAAATATTCTCATCATTAGTTTTAATCTATAGCTAGGCATATAAGTAAATAAGTAGTTTGTTTATATTGGTAGAGTTCAGATGGTGGTGTAGCACGTACACCACTTTAAAAAAGTTATCCACAGGTTATCCACAGGTTATCCACAGGTTATCCACAGGTTGAGATAAATTATTTATTTGTTCAAAAAAAGAACATTTTCATTCATGATTCCCATATTTTTTATGCATAATTCGATAAAAAATCTTATTGTAACCAGATTTTTCGATCCTAATCGCATCTATATCATGAAGTTCACGAATCAATTTTATGATGGTTTTTTTGGATATATTGGTATGAGTTACTAAAGTTTTTAAGGAGGGATAGCAGATTCCATTTTCATCTGCGTATTTTGAGAGATATAAGAATACTACTTGCGCCAAGGCACTTGCTTTTCCGTCTACTTTAGACAGATATACCTTGGCAAAACTACTTGACATTAAGCCCTTTTTTTATTTTTTCACACGTAATTACTCCTTTCATCCTGAATAGAGTGTTCAATAATTGAACTATTTATATTTTTTCAACAGTTAAATCAATAAGAAATCTTTACAATTTCAACTGTCTTTTATCATCTTTCATAATTTTTATATATACATAAACATGCCATCGTTTTTATCAGGCAGATATAAAGTAATATCATTTTTAAATGCCATAAAATATTCCTCAAATATTTCCTTCTTCAACATAAGAGGCATTTTTGAAGACAACTTCTTCACTATCCACATATTTTTCATAGCATGTAAGCGTTGCATCATGAAAGTAGTGAAATGTGCATCTTTATTATCCATATCCAGCATGGTTCTTATTTCTTCCAGATTATTTCCTGTCCAAAATATTGCTTCTACAATTTCCGGAAATATTGGTTTTGTCATGTATCTCATTCTTCTATCTCCTCATTAGTGTATTTCTCTATAGTCAAACTTTGTGACCATGCCATGCGTGAGCTTTCCTATCTTCGCACGCCACTTCATTGGCATTTTATCCATCCTTGCTATCCTATACATCTGCGACATACTAATCCCTAGATGCGCTGATAAAAGACCTATTAGGTGGCGTGGATTGTCACAATTAGGATGGTTATATATAAACTCTTTTAATGTCATCTTCATACTCCTAGTAATATGTGTAGCCTAAATATAGCGCATTAAAACATATCGCGTGTAATCAATTGGCTGTTCATTGCGTAATCAATTGGCTTGTCATCAAAAATGCTATTGTGTAATTAAATTTATTGTTTTACAGTGCGTTCACTTAAAAATATAAGGATAAAAAAATGAATTTGTCTCCTTTAGAAATACAAGTAATAAAAAGAATTTTCAAAAAAAAATCAATTCCCATTTCAAGATTAGATATAAATAAAGAAATTGTTTTTATGCTACAAAAATTAAAAGAGAAATATAAATATGAATTTTCATGGATAGGAACAATAATCGGTTTGCCAGAATCATTTTTATTCGATTGCGGAAATTTTACACATGATAATTTTAGAAATTTATTAAATTTATATTTAAATGAAAAATACAAAGACAGAAAAAATAAATCAAACAATCACTAATAACAAGGAGATATATGGAATACGATGGGATAGATTTAGATAGAAGCGGTCTAGTACTTACACTTACTGTAGGTAAAAAAATATATATAGGTGATGAAATAATTATCACCTCATTACGTACAATAGGTGCACAGACTAAACTGCATATAAGTGCGCCTAGGCATATACAGATACTAAGAGACAGATTAAAAGCTAAGATAGCTGAAAGTGGAATTCCATGGGAAGAACTTTCTACAAAAAATAGTCAAGCAATGATAGATGAATGGGATGATGGAATAAATTCATATGAAGATAGGAGAGGAATTTAATGATAGAGAAAGAAAGAAAATCTGAACTATGGACGGCTTTTGCAAAAGCACAGCTTGAAATATCAAATCCCATCTTTGATTCAGTGAATCCACATTTTAAAAATAAATATGCAAGCTTAGCGGCTATTAGAAACGCAGTTCTTCCTTGCATGAATAAACATGGAATATGTGTTATGCAAGATATACAACGCACTGAAAAGGGTATTCAGTGCGTTACATCTTTCACGCATGTTTCTGGAGAAAAATATATTTCACATGCTTTAGAAATTCCTGTCATTAAATATGACGCTCAGGCATTAGGATCAGCAATAACGTATGCGAGACGTTATCAACTTCAAACCTTGGTTTCCATTGTAGGGGATTCAGATGACGATGCAGAAGCTGCTGTACAGCCTATAAAAACACAATCTACATATAATAATAAAAATCAAAACAATACTATAAAATCAAAACCAGTAGTAAAAAATATTCTTCGAGATTTAACTCCAATAGAAAAAGATGGTCTTGATGAGAAAATTTCATTTCATTCTGACATCATGAAAGAAGCTAAATCTTTAGGAGAATTATCTTCTCTTTTTAAAGGATCATATAATGACATTAGTGGAATATATTTGAATACTGCTGAATTAGAAGGAGCTATTTTATCACTTATAAAAGTTAAAGATGATATGAAAATTAAATTGTCAGGAGTGAATCATGTTAAAGATTGAAGAAATTTCTGCGGTATTAGTAGGTAAGATTTGGAATATCTTATCAGATAGTTTTAATGCTGAAGGCATAAATATCTTTCATACTCAGAAAGAAACTCAAGATATAATCGAGTTTTTTTTGGATCTTGGAATCGCATCTATAGATCGTGAAAATAGATCGATTGATCTATGTCATGAACTTAAAAATTTTATAAAAGAACTACACTTTAAAGATTTACTTCTATCATCTGATGCACAAGGTACAGCATAATGGAAAATAAAATGGCTACTTTTATACATGGATTTTTTCAAATATTTTTTGGAAATTTTTGTGAAGATGATCCAATATTTAAAGATAGGAGGATTAAAGCTGTAACATTATTATTATTAGAATTGGAGATAATTATAATTTCTGAAGATAGAACATCAGTTTATATATGTAAAGAAATTGAAGAAATAAGTGAAAGATATTTTGATAAAAAGACAAATATTACTTCGGATGAAATAGATAAATTTATAAAGAAAATAATAGATAAACACAGAGAAATAAATGACAATCAATATCCTTCAGAGAAAATATTTCTATGATCATAAATAAAAATTTGAAATATATTTATTTTTTCCTAATAAGTGGAGCAATAATTTTATGCATCGCATTATATTTTAATTACATAGATAACAAAAATAATAAACCTTACAGAGTAAATGTTGAATCAATTCAAAAAAGGGAAATAAAAATGGATCACACAAAAATTAACGAAATCATACAAGAAAATAAGCTTATCAAAGAAATTATTAATCCATTAACCGGAGAAATAATTGAACAGACATATGATGATCTCGCTGAAAATATTCATATGGTTAATGAGTACATAAAACATTTATCATATTTTGTTAGACAAGCTAGGGTCGTTCTATCAGAGATGTCTCCTAAGGCTGAAGATGGATATACATACTATGCTAGAGGAGAGAGATATAGGATAAAAATAGTCTACCCAGTGAATCAATGGGATAATAATTCACTCCAAAACGCATGGAATTCTTACCCTGAGTATAGACAATATCTAAGAATATCAAAAATAGAACCTAACATGAGAGAAATAAAAAAGCTTAAAAAGGAAATAGGAGATGATAATTTTCAGAAGTTCAAAGAGCTAGTCTTAGCTGCTGAAAGAGAATCAAATTCTCCACCTGTTATAACAATTGTAGAGGAAATGAAAAATGGATCGATTTAAATTTAGAGTGTGGGATTTAGTTGAATACAAGATGTCTTACGATAGTATTATTGAAAATAATCATGATTTTACTGAGGGATATGATCCTAGAATAGATGAAGTAATTTATGATAAAAAATTTACTATAATGCAGTGTACTGGTGTAAAGGATTCTAATGGAAAATTAATGTACGAGGGAGATATAATTTTATTTGATACATTAGATTCAGGACAAAGTGATGCGTATATTGTACATTGGGACTTGCCTGAATTTTGTTTAACAGATATATCTGGAAAAAACGACTATGGATTTAGTTTATGTGAATTTTATTTCGATCGTTCTTATTTTACCATAATTGGAAATGTATGGGAAAAAACAGATAACAAAATAGTCATTAAAGTACAAAAAAAAATTACTGTTGATTATGTTCAGAAATTAAATTTATTAAATAAATAAAAGGAGAGTAAAATGCAAAATAATGAATTAAAAATTTATAGTAGTTGGAGTGTATGTAAATCTAATACACTTATATATATGCAGGAAGAGAAGTTCAATGAACGAGAATTTTTCATGAAAGGATTTCAGCATGCAATAGAAGAATATGCCTGGATATTAAAGGGTGACATTCCATGGGTTAATTTCTGTAAAGATTTGTCAATATTCCATGATATGGAAATATACGCTGATGAATATTTTGAAGAATACCCAAAGAAAAAATACAATAAAATGAAATGCTATTTTGCTGGATATAAACGAGCATCTATTTTCATGCGTGATGTAAGTGAAAAAGCAAGATCGCTAAATTCAGAAAAATCTATTTCTTGATTTTCATTATATTTTAATAATAAGTTTTCATAATCGTGCTTCACATCTATGTACATTAAAAAAATTATAAAAATGAACCATGCCATAATAATCAGTGCATAGATTTTCCATGAAATAATTATTGAATTATATAATATTTTAATATTATTCATTAATTTCATCTTTGGTAAAGAGAGATAATTCTGCCATTCTTCTTCGGCGCAAACCTTTATTTTCTTTTCCATTGACGAATATCCATCGAGGAAATTCTTTTCTAGCTACGATATTTGGAATCATATTTGCATTTAAATTTTTTAATAATGTACTTTCTTCGAGTGCATTTAATCCTAAATTAAATGCAAAAGAAATAAGTGCAGAAAATTGATTTTCATTAATATTGCATATTAATAATTTTGAAACTCCTTTTTCAAAAAAGGAAATATCTTTAAAAAATAGATCATCAATTTCTTGTTGAGAATATTTTTTTTCAATTCCATTTAAAAATACATCATCTCCTGTATGTCCCCAACCCACTGTCCATATGCCCGCAAGGCACCTATAAGGAATTGATTTACATCCTTCAAATGATTTTATTAATTCAATCCCGTCTAAATTTATTTTCATATTTTTTATAATGTTAATAAAAAAACTTTCATTGCAGTTTTATATTCTTGCGAATAAATTATTTCACAAACTTCTTTATATTTTAATGGACAATATTTATCAGTAAGAAATATCATCAGAAGCATAAAAATTCCCATAAAGAACAGATGATATTTATCTTTCATTTTATTTCCTACATTGAGGAATTATTATTTTTCCTCATCCGCATTATCTGGTATTACTTTATCTATAATTTTATCAGTAGCAACTTTAGCAAGTTCATTTATCCAATGGAGACATTCTTCTTTACTACCCAAATGTTTCTGTAACATTGTTGATGCTTGATGTACAATTTTTCCAGTATTCTCTATTGCATTTTCTATATTTTTCAAACGTTCTTTTAGTGCTTCAATTTTCATTTTTAACTTCCTCTATTTTAGTTTCTAAATATTCTACATTATTATTTATATATTCACATAAAGTAGCAATATCTTTTACTTCCATTGTTGTTTTGTTAGGATAAACTGCATTCATAATTAAATTTAATAATTTTGCTAATTCATTTGCATCTAAAATTATTTTTCCAGGTTTATTTAAAATAGCCATAATTTTCCTTTATAAGGTTAATTCATAGATTGATGTAATTGAATTACTAGATCCTGATGCAGATATTATTTTATATGTGGAATTTGCAGGCACTATAAAAGAAAAACATTTAGCATCTGTAGCTGCAAGTCCAGATAAACTTCCACTTGCTATAGTTATAAACCCTGTTCCATTATCTATCTGGATATCTATCATAGCAGATGTTAAAAGAGTACTGGATAAACTCAAAGTGGCTAATACTTGTATATCGTTAGTAACGCTGGGAGTATATGATGTAGCAAATGCAGGACTGGAACGTGGTGCATAACTTCTAGAAGTATTCAGCTTCCAACCTTGAGTATCTAACACAGATAGAATATTAGCATCAAAAACCATCTTCCACCATACCATCGCATCGGCAGTTCCATCTACACATAGCCAAAAATTTTCTGTCGTAAATGTAGAAAAATCATCTACAGATGCAGCTGTTTGCCACCAAAGTGGGAGCCATGGATACCCCAGATATGGCAGCGTAGATTCACTTGCGGTAGGATCGCGTGTACAAATATAATTAAAAAAGACATCAAAACCTGGATCTTGCGGATCAGTTGTAGGTGTAGTTAATGCTAAGCTACTTAAATCTAAAATTTTCATGAAAATATTCCTATAGAGATTTAATGAAAAATACACTTACTGTCGAATTATCTAAACTTCCACCAGAAACTGAGAAAGTGCCTGATCCACAGGTAACTTGATATTGCGTTGTCGCAGTACCGCTTCTTGATGTAGCAAAAGCTAGACCCTGATGAGATGTTGTAATAGATGAATTATTAATGGTTCCTGAAGCTCCTAGACTTAATACTACACCTGTGACCAATGTAGAATTTGCAGTACTACCTGATACTGCGGCATGCGCAATCTCTATACCACCTGTGGTTAAATTTAACTGCAAACTACCTGCAGCAGAAAATGCGACATTCGGATTATTGTTATTTGCAATGTTATTATCCATCCAGAAACCAATAAGCGCATTATTTGTACCAAACCTTAAAAAATTTCCTCCTCCTGTTGAAAACATGCCTATATCAGTATCACCACTCGTACTGATAGGACCAACTTGACCATGAAATGTACCCAAATTTCCGGTATAAAATGCAACCGAATGATTATTAGCGAGAGTTGGATTACTGCTTAATACAGTTAATCCCGGACATGTTATTCCACTAATTTGATTGAATGTAAGACCTAATGCACTAATCCAATTTTTATTTCCATCTGCCATAATTACAGTATTTGCTGTAAAATTTGGAAAATTAATATTAGAACCAACATTTTTTATTTTAGGCGACAGTTCTCCGAACATTAGTAGTTTCCACCTTGTGCAAAAAATTGCAATAATTTTGCAGAAGTTACTGTAGTAAGACAAGCTACAGATAATACACTTCCATTTGCGATATAAATATATCGATTCCCATTAGTATCAAAAGCAAGCGATGGAAATTGAGAGCTTCTTAGCATATCAACAGAAATAATATTATTCACACTGCCAGCAGTAGCAGGTATAGAAATAGTAGTCAATAAATAATTAACGGAACTAATCGTTATCCATAATGCAACATCACGTGCAGATGTGTCAGTAGATGTAGCTGTAATGCTTTCTATTTTAGTCCCATTTGCTCCACCAGTGACTAAAGTAACTAATGCTTGCGCTGTAGAATTTTGAATTTGGGCAATTGAGTTGACAATTGTCTGTGGGAAAATAGGTGTTGCTGTAGCCATTATAAGCCTCCGCTAGTTGTATAAGAATAAATATCTTGTAGATGTACTCCATTCAAATTGCCAATAATTAAGCCTGTAATCGAAACATTTCCACTAGTATCAATGCTCATTCCATTCGACCATGTGATAGAAGTTGCTAAAGTATTTCCGGATGAATAATTAAAAAATAATTTATTGGATGATTGTTGTATCTGAAAGTTAGAGGATGCATTAGAAGAAAGCCATCCAGTCGTATAATAAGCATCAAAACTTATCGAATTAATTCCATGCGCATAAGGAGATATAGTTATTAATGGATAGGCATCAAGTGTAGTAGAAAACTCCATGCCTGGAGAATCTGTACTGCTAGATGAAGTACCAAAAACATTTAGTTTTGCATTAGAGGAAACTTGAGACGAGACTTGTCCCACTAACAATCCTGGCACATTTAATCCTATCGCTGGATTAAATGTGAATCCGTTATTTGCTAAAGCATTTTCATTAGATGTTGATGAAGAGGAAACAAAGACAGGATAATATGTGCTATTTCCAGATGTTGATGTCACACCAATATTGGTAGCATTTGTTGCTGTAGTAGATGTAGTCGCATTTCCAGAAAGGGCACCATTAAAAGTAGTAGTTGTAAGTGTGTTTGTACTTGGATTGAAAGTGAGTCCCGTTCCTAAATCTGTCGCTTGATTACTATTTGTCGAAGATGCTACTAATAAAGGATAATAGGATGAATTTGCAGACACTTGTGTTGTCGCTACATTATTGGCATTAGTCGCTGTAGTGGAAGACGTAGCAGTTGTGGCATTACCTGATAATGAACCGGTAAAAGTAGTAGTAGATAGATTATTAGTACTAGGATTAAATGTTAATCCTGTGCCTAAATTTACACCATGATTTCCATTAGTAGAAGAAGATACAAATAGAGGGAAAAAAGATGCATTAGTAGAAGATTGAGCAGTAGAAATACTAGTGGCACTTGCAGAAGCACCAGTAATGCTTATGCCCCAGCTTCCGCTAGCTCCTGTTCCTGTAGTAGTAGGAGCGCCAATTCCCGCAGGAGTAATAAGATTTGCACTTGCAGCTATTGCACGACCCTTACCATCTAGATTAAGTGTTACAGTATGAGTAGCATCACCAAAATTTCCTGTATTTGAATTTACTGTAGCTAGTGTAGTGGATAATCCTGAAGTAGATATATCTCCGCTTAAATTTCCACTTATTAAATTCTTACTACTATCAGTAACAACCAAATCAGAAATTGTTAATGCAGATAAATTTAATCCAGAAAATTGTGGAGAAGCACTAGAATTTATATTTTGAATTGTATTCAATAATCCAGAAGAATTCTGTAAATTTGTTGTATTAAAATTTATCATTGATGCATCTAGAGGTGTACCAGAATCGATAAAAGTTGCTGGTGAATTCATAAGACTAGACATAAGTAATCCCACTATTATTTTGATTTAATACAACAAATTGATTTGCTGAGTTATATTGTATTTCTATACAATCTGCTGTTGTTTGTGCAGAAACACTTCCTCCTACTCCTATAGTAGTTTTTGCAACTACTCCACCACTTGGGAAAACGATTAATTGCCCTGAATTTTGTGCAATAATCCATAAACCAGAACCACCACCACATACTTTAAAAATTTGTCCGGCTACTAATCCAGATGCAGGCAATGTTACTGTTGTTGTAGTGCTAACAGCATTTTGTAAATTAATGATATTAATCAAAGCAGTTGTTGTCATCGTAAAAGATGTTCCAGTCACTGTGGATATTGAAGCAGGAGGCAATCCTCCATCTTTTACAGTACCCATAGTATCAGCAGCTATTAACATATTTCCGGAAGCAGTGGCAGAAAATACTGAAGCAACTCCAGATTTCGTATTGTCAGAAGCAAATTTTCTTGCAGCTGTTTGTATAGCACCACCATCAGAAATTAAACCAGTATTTCCAGAAAAAACTGCAATATTTCCACCAAAAACAGAGCCTGAAACATTCTGAAAACTTGATCCACCATTCTGGCTAAGATAAAAATTATTAGTACCTTGTGGTAATGAATCTGTATTTGGAATACTTCCAGATAGACTAATAACTGAATATGTAGCATATGCAGCATACATTGAATTAGTATTACTAATATTTGCAACGGCTATATATATAGAATCACCTTGATTTAATAAAATATTTCCAGTCAATGAAACATCATAATAATTTATTAAGTCACCTAAACTTAAAGTATTTCTATATTGTGTGGGAACAATCGTTCCATTTGATAAACGTATATAAATACTAAAAACATAAATTCCAACAGATGGCACGGCACCTCTGCAAGTCAAATTTATATTTATATTAAAAAATTGTGAAGATGATCCTGTATAAGTCATCATTGGGGTGGATGACAAAAATTGATTAGTAAAATTTGATGCATCACTTCCTACAAAAGATGTTCCAAGATATACAGGATAAAAAGTAGAAGTAGAAGAAAAAGAAGTTGATGTTGTATTGTTTTGTATAGATAAAGAAGCATATGCTGCTGCAGAACCACCACCACTCCCACTAGCATTAAAAGTATAGGTTCCATCACTGTTGCTAACGATGGTCATATTATTACCAGCTAATGCATTTCCTCCTGTAAGTATAGTTTCATAATCAGCACCATCAAAATAATCGAAGGTGTTAAAAGTACTATTATATATTTGCATTCCAGCAACTGGAGAAGTAATTGCATTTCTTTGTGATGTCGTCATCCTTGGAAATAATATTCCTTGCGATGTTGAATCTGCTTGAAAAATAGCGCAATCATTAATTGATCCAACATTTATTCCAACTTGATTTATAGAAATAAAATCTGCTCTAGATAATTCACCACTTGCTCGTGTTCCTGTTAATTGAAAAATATCATGCACAGATCCATTGTCTAATATCTGTAAAGACATATAACCAGATTCTTGTCCAGAAATTTGATTAGAGAATCCACCATAAATCTGCATATATTGTAGATCTATTGCTGTTGGAGTTGTTCCCATAAAAAATAAATACGATGATTTATCATCTATTCCTACATCGATAGGATTATTAAAAAATAAATAATTACCACTTATCCCTAGGAAACTTGTATCTGAACCAGTGATATTTAAACCATTAGTTGCATTTAAATTATGACCACTTGTTTCAGAATATGCAGAATTTAAATCAACTACGGTATTTCCTGAATTTCCGTTCACAGATGATACTAATGGGAAAATATAATAACTAGAAGAAAGCTGATCTGGAATAACAAAAATATAATTTGTGCTAGCATTAACAGTGAAAATTTGATTATCAAGTGAATCATGAAAGTTTTGTGCAGCACTTCCATAATTGTTTATGAAATACATACGGCCAAAAGAATTTATATTCAATGCGGATTTTTCAGGAAGTGTAAATGTTTGAGTGGATGTATTTCCTAGACCTATAACTTCTGGAAGTGGCGAAGTCAAAGTATGATTTGCATTATCACTATAAATGACATACCCATTACTTAATCCTAAATTTGCAGCTGAAGTTCTTATATCTGCTACATCAGATAAATTATTTAAAATTTGTAAAAATTGACCGACAGGTGAATTAAATTGTCGATTAATTCCACTTCTTAAACCTACAAGAATATCTCCAGAAACAAAATTCCCGCTAGGAATAAATACTGATGTATTTGTCCATGGTATTTCTAATGGCATTTCTAATGGCATAAATAATTCCCACTTATGTTTCTGTTATCATTATGCTTGTAGAAGATTCTACAAGCATATAATCTCCACTTTCTGTCACCATTACATAACTTCCAACCGGAGGCACAGGATAAATTATTCCTTGCACAGGAAATAAAAGTAACATATTGATGGCAGTATTTTTCATTATGCAATGGCCTGATAAATAGGTTGCATAGCTATACTTACATCTAGTATAGCTGTCTGTGTTGCACTAGAACGAATCTGGAAATATCCCACGGAATCAAACCAATAAGGTTGCATAACTATACATTTTCCAGCTTGACAATTAGGAATTGTTAAGGCCGAAGTTGTAAGTGTTCCATCTGAAATACATAAGAGAGTAAAATCTGATCCATCTCCTATTTCTGACACATAAAAATTTATGCTAGCAGTTATCCATGCAGAAGGAAATATCAATCTTCGCGCAGCAAAAGCTCCTGCCGTTGTTACATTAGGAGATCCTCCATATGGAAGACTTGCGCAATTTACTATACTTGACATTGTCGAATTTGCTATAAAACGAGCGGGAAAATATTGCAAAACATTCTTATAAGCGATACTCATATTTATTCCTCAATAATCTATATAGACGACACCACCACCACCATTTCCACCAGCTGCGCCAGCATAAGCTGATGTTTGTGGCATGGCTACAGAAGCACCAGAAGCGCCTCCTCCTCCGCTACCAAAGCCATAATTCAAACCTCCCGCATTACTGCCAGGTACTCCAGCATTATTTCTTACAGCAACTCCGCCAGAAGCTGGGACTCCAAGCATAGATGAAGCTCCTGCACCTCCACATCCACTGGCGCTTTCAAAAATTAAATCTGCACTATCTTCTGAGACATATGCACTACCACCAGGCTGTCCTGTAGCATCACCACCACCGCCACCTTGCGTAACTACTTGTGAAGCTGCAGCATATGTAGAATGAAAGCCATTTCCCCCACCAGTAAGTGTAAGTAAAGGTGTCGAACCTCTTAAAATAACTGTATCACCACCATCTGTACCATCCCCGCCATTTGAGACAATTCCTCCTGCAGTTCCTCCAGTACCACCACCACCTACAGTAATAGTAAGAGTCTCTCCAGGCATTACGATGATCCCTTTTCTAAATGTTCCTTGACCACATCCACCACCACCTGCACCACCTGATGCAGTAGGAACTCCGACAAAAATTGCAGAGCCTCCAGATCCTCCTCCACCACCACCACCTGCTACAGCGGTAACAAAGATAGTAGTTGTATACACCGGTACTACAAAAGTTCCACTTGATGTATATTGTGTCGTATGGGTATTGCTTCCTAAAGGAGCACCATGAATCCAACCACCTCCAGTAGGAAGATTTGTATTATTTGCTAAAATATTCATATATATCTGATCACCACTTCCGGAGTTATATCTCACCATAGCAAATAACGCATATGGAAAAGGTGACCCATCATTGTCAGAAGTACTAATGAAATATGGAATACCATATTGTTGGTACTGTTGTAAATTTAAAGTGGTGTCATACATTAGCTGATTAAATTGCGCGCGAGGTACAGGACGTGCGTCAGGATCAGTACTCAAATTCCCTTGATAATTTATTGTAAAACCTTGCTGATACGAAACCATACCTTCAGGTTGCGTAGGATCGAGTATCGGGGTTAAATCACCAGAAACTCCGAAAGGATAAACATAATATTTTGCCATCTAAATTTCCTATCAGTCCTAAAAAGTGATGATTACTACACCAGGAGCACCTGCTCCGCCAGCAGCTCCAGCTACTGGAGCACCTAAAGTAGGTGAGGAAGCGCCAGAAGCACCACCACCACCACCACCATATCCGAAGCCACCACCACCAGCATTGCTGCCTGGAAGACCTGCCGCGTTTGTATCTGCCCTTCCCCCACTTGTAGTAGTAGATAAGATAGATGCTGCCCCTGTACCACCGAAGCCTGAGTTGATACCATTCGCAATGCCGCCTGGCGCTCCGCCTTGACCAGCATCACCGCCATCCGTGTCGGGGTTAGTGAGTGTAGGGAAAACTGATCCTCGTCCAGCGCCGCCACCTGGAAGGGTCAGGAGAGGAGTGCTACCTAGTAAAATTATCGTATTGTTTCCAACTACTCCGTTGCCACCATTTACTGTAGAAGTTCCCGCAGTTCCGCCATTACCACCATTGCCGACAGTAATGGTAAGCGTACTTCCACCTGTCACACTTATCGGAGTACTAAGTGCGCCTTGCCCACACCCACCACCACCACCACCGCCGGCAGAAGTAGGAGTGCTTGATCCAGCGAAGACTGATCCGGCTGATCCACCACCACCACCACCGCCACCTACAGCAGTCACATAGATGCGATTCGTCAAAGTGGGCACGAGAAAAGTACCTGATGTCGTATATGTCACCGTGGATGTGCCTGCAAAAGGATTTGCACTTATCCAGCTCGATGTTGTGGGAAGTGTGGCATTTGAATTTACTAAGCTCATATATAGCTTCTCGCCACTTCCATCGTCATATCTGACTATCGAGTAGATGGTATAAGGAAATGGTGTGCCGCCATTATCAGAAGTCGTAATGAATTTTGGGAATCCCTGTTGCTGATACTGCTGAAGATTTAAAGTTACGTCATACATCAGCTGGTTAAACTGACCGCGAGGCACAGGAAGTGCTGAAGGATCCGTGTCAACATCACCTTCATAATTTATTGTAAAACCTTGCTGATACGATACAAAACCACCAGGTTGCGTAGGATTAAGTATCGGGGTTAAATCACCAGAAACTCCGAAAGGATAAACATAATATTTTGCCATCTAAATTTCCTATATTGGAAAAAAATTTCCGTTCTCAAAGTTTTGATTAAATTCCTCAAATCCCCATGTTGGATGTGTTACATCTCTAATTTTCAATCCAACTGTTGCAGGTCTAGGTAACACATCGTATTTTTGTAAAGCTTGCAAAAGTGTTTCATCAATAGGAACATTTATAACATATGTCATAGTCATATCGAGATTATCTATAACATGCATCATGCCTTGTCCAAATAAATATGCCAAAAACGCATTTATTTCTAATACAGCGCCACGTGTAGTAAGTTGAAAATATCTCAATCTCAACAGAATTCTTTTATCTTCTGTTGGCAAAAATATGTCTGTATTCGCATTAGAAAAATTTCCTCGTTCGAAATTCTTATTGTTAATACCAAAACCCCATCTTGGTTTACTAGGAGCATCAGGATGAGGAGAAATAAAAAGTGGCATGCCTAAAATAATCGACCACACTGCCAAACCAAAATCGTTTGCCGTCTCCAAATTAAAAACGTCGTTGTACCACTCTGTCCAAAATTGTTGTTGATTTTGATTGTACCAATCTTGCTTCGTCTGCAATAAACTTTGTAAAGTTTCTGAATCATTGTACTGCCATAAAATGGCTTGTAACAAATCAACACTATAATCAAAATGTTGTATATTCATACAATGACTACCAGAATATTAGATATACTAATTGTCGCCTGTTGAAATATTTCTATTGGTAATTCTGCAACAACATAAGTTATTGTTGGAAGATATGTAACTTCTACTTTTGTCACGAAAAGACCTGAAGATTGTATATTAACTGCACCCGATAATTCAAATGGTGACACATTCCCACCAACAACAAATCCAGGCTCTCCGCTAATCAGACCATTCGCATAATCTAAAATAGCGTTTTGTACAGTTTGCACAGGATCAGCGACAGATAAATTTTGTCTTATCGTAACTCTTACTCCTATAGGTATGAGCGTTGGTCTATCAAAAGATACTGGATAAACTTGCCCGCTCACTGGATCAGTTACATTGACAGTTGTACTTCCATTCCACGCAGCGCCCGCACTCTTTTTAGAAAGAAGTGTGGTAGCAACTTCGGTGTCAGTTGCTCCATCTACACAAACATAAATTGAATGTGCAATCAGTGTTACGCTATCAATGACAACTGTCGCGTTAGTCACATTCTCTCTAAAAGTTAAACTCTTAAAACCTGGGATAGAATAAAGCGCAGATGTTATTGCTTCCGGTAAAGATGTTCCCTGCAAAGCAAGTGTATTACGTCTATAAAATCTTCCTGATTCATCCGACTGTGTTGTACTTCCAAGTACAGCAGCATTAGGATTAGTAACAGTTTCCCAACCAAGAACATTTCCTGGTAATATTTGTGTAAGTGTGGAAGCTATACAAACTATTGGTCCTGGAACTACGCATTGAAAATCAACAGTGGCATTTCCAAGATCATCTAAAGTAACTGTGCTGAGTGAAGAAAAAATATCCCCATTTGAATTTTTCGCTGTTGCTCCTTCTGGTATGACAGTTCCAGCAACACCAAATAACGCGACATCACTTATTGTAGAAAATTGATTTGGGTTTCTAGCACCACCTGTTAAAGCCCATATAGCATCGAAATACACGCCGCCTGCGAGATTAGGATTTATTTGATTTGCGAGCGTGGCATTATTTCTAGCAACAGAAATACGCGCCAAAACTTCGCCCGTAATTAAAACTCCTTGCGGTGTATCAGGTGTCGTGATCAAATCTTGCCCGAACGCATCTAAATATTCTTGTTGAACATCTGAGCTTATTTGAGACACGTCAGGAACTATGGTTCCAGTCAGCGTTATATAATCATATGTTGCTGCCATTTATAATTCCGTCAATAATTGTTTGTCCTTCTGTCGTAAGAAGAACTAATTGATAAGCTAAAATATCTTTTGAAACATTCGTGCGCAAATCTAAAATTCTAATCACTCCAGGAATAATAGAAATAACTTTTCTCAAAGCTGCCTGAAATTGTGACACGTTAGGAACACCTACCCATATCGCTTGAAAATTTGGCATGCCGGCATTGACAGCAAGCGTCATTTCACCAGCTTGTGCTTGCACTGCACTTTGACATGATTCCTCTATAGCCGTTATTCCCGAATCAATAATCAAATTGCCATCAGTTCCAATATAAAGATCATTGTTTTCGTTCACTCCAAAAGTTTTTGTCATGGCGGTATAGGAACTCCAGGAGTAATAGTGCCTGCGGCTGTGATATCTCCACCAGATGCTACATCAGATAAAAATATTGCTCTCTCTGAAACTTTTAGCGTTCCATCAATCTCAATATTTCCTTCCATGAGTCCTTCATTTATTATAGTTATATTCCCGTCGACAATTAGATTTCCATTTATTTCTACAGCTATTGCCGTCATTTTTATTTTATCCGGCCATAAAGAAATTCTTGTGCTTCCGTCAGAATTTTGAAAAACTGCGTGCTCACTATCTTCTGAAGAAATAGTAAAATTTCTAATTAACATCGGAAGAAAAAAACTATTCCCAAAATCTTTAACAAAATTCGTATTGGGAGGAGACTCACTTCCTGTTTGCATATATAAAGAAATATCTCTATCACATGCAATTATTAATCCTTGATCACCCGGCAGCAAATTAAAATTCAAAACAAAACCACCACCACCTATTTGATACACAGGTATACTTGCGATTTGCGCGCGATTCATCTGTGTGCCATCTGTAGCAACTACAGATATGAGTGGTTGTACTTGGGCCAAATTATTTGTGCGATCATAGGCAACAATTTGCGCAGGTAAAACTCCATCTATCTGCTGCATCATCTTATTAAAAACGTGCCTAAAAGTTCCTGTCAAAGAATCATTGTCAGCCGGATTTAACGACGGATTAGCATTGCTCATATACGCTTACCTTCAGCTATCCAATAAAATGGTACATCTCTACTGGAAATATTAAAACCTAGCTTGTAGATGACATACGCACCATTTGCTGCAGGATATATTTGACTCGTTATATCCATCTGTCCGCCAAGTGTAGTCTGTCCATCTAACAAGAAAGTTACTTTGATTCCCTGTTCTGTTACTTCTGGTACGCCTATCATTCCTGTGTCTAAATTTACAATAGTTCTTCTATTAGCAAGAGGTAAATTTAAATCTTTTACGACCAGTGTGTTGTTATCAATATATGCGCTAATAATTCCAGTGGAGTTCATTTTGTCAACTTGCTTTAGCGCAGCACCCGTAAAAGTGTAATTCGCGATGTTCTTATCAGACGCCTGGAAATCCAAAGTCACATTTAAATTTTCCGCGATCTGTTGAGCAATAGCAGAAATTTTCGCACTAGCAGGAGAATTTACAGATACTATATTTCCCTTCTGGAAATTTCCTGTTAGGCACTTTAAAGTAAGGTCTATATCAGGCGGTTGTGACGGTGTGGATGTCACGATATTTCCGTAAAAAACTCTCACCGTTCCATATGATTGTCTTCCTGCATCTAAATATAAAATCTTTTGCGTTTTATTAAGATTGAAAGGAGACGTCTCAGTTAAAATAAAATTTCTCGTTTCTTTATCTAAATTTGTTATTTTTACTTCGCATTCGTTTTGATTTGCATTTGCATACTTTGTTCCGCTTGCAGTGATGTTAAAAGGCACATTTATAGAGCCTTCATACACTTTCAATCTACCATCCACTTCTATCCCTACACGAACTATGCGCGGATCAAGATGCTGCGGCACGTAGCGCCTCCAGCTCTGATTGCGATGCATATACTAAACTTTGCGTTATGCCGAACTGATCCCAGTACGGATAT